GATGTCGAGTGTCGCCGGTGGGCAAGCGCCGCCCTCAGCTGCCGCGAACATCGGAAGAAGCTTTGCTGAGCGGCGCTCTGACTTCTTTGACTCGTTCTCAACCTTCTCTGGGTAGGCGTAGTCCTCGAAACCATCAAGCGTCGCCTTGAGCTGCCATCCCCACTTCTCATGCATGTCGATGCGACCGCCGAGGAAGTCGACGAGACCCTGCTTGTTGGCCTGCTCTGCAAGCTTGAAGGTCTTGTTCATCGTGCTGAGTACCTTATTGTTCGCACGGTAGACAGCTTTTGTCAGCGATCGAGGTGAGCTTGAGACGGGCATTGCGTCAACGTCAGAAGATCTGATCTGCTCACGGATGCTGCTTGGTGCGGGGGCGCCAAGCTTGCGGATGTTTTCGGCAAGCGGGTCGATCGACTCCTCAACCTCTTCGTAGATGACGCCGAAGAACTCGTGGTACTGGTGGAAGTCGGGACCAGTTACGTTCCAGTGCGCGGCCTGGGTGCGGAAGACGAACGAGGTGACATCGGCAAGAAGCTCGCGGACTGAGGCGACAAGCTCTTCTTGCATCTCAGGTTCTTTTTTGTAGCTTTTGTCCATGTGCATCAGATGACCTCTGGTCCGCCGCCGGGTGCTACATCAGGAGTTTCTTCATTGACAACGGGAGCGGGAACAACGCCATCATCGTTGGGCTCTGTTGGCGGTGCAGCATCTTCTGCGGGAGCCGCTCCACCTCCAGAAGCCTGTTGAAGGGCCTGCTCAAGCTCGGGAGGCATCGGCGCAACAGAGGATGCCTGCTGCGCATCCCGAACTGCGTTCATGACATCCGGAGCAATTGCAGCGAGCATGGCTTCTGTTAGCTCGGGAGTAAACGCTGCGCGGTCTTGGAGGAGGCGGATCGCCATTTCTGTTGGGGTCGGAGCGTCCTGATCCGAGAAGCCGTGCGCACGACGCCAGGTGTCGAGGCTGATCGCTCCTCGGTCAAAGCCTGCGTCAGCGTCTGCTGCGCGGTCGTTGCGCGTTGAGACGGCTGAGGGGTCGTACCAGATGACAAGACGGTCGACATCAGACTTTGAGTAGCCGTTTGCAGCGAGGTAGGGGCGCAGGTAGACGACCGTAAGTGCGTCGACGATGAGAAGCATCAGCGGCTCGATGTGTGCCTTGTAGAGGCTCTCATCGATCTGAAGGGCGTTGGAGTACTTGACGTTCGCCATGCCGGAGACAACGTCCTTCGGAACGTCGAGACCCTGCATGATGCGCTCAAGGACGCGGTCGGAACGCTCGGCAAGTGCGGGGTCGAAGGAGCGCTCGAACTTGAACTGCTTGATCGCGTCACCAAGCTCAGCCGGTCCACGGATGATGAGCGGAACAACGGCGCTGGCAGACTCCTCGTCGCGGATCGGCGTGGTCATCGCGTCGATCAGCTGCTCCTCGAACTCGTCCTCTGCTTCCTCAGCGGTAAAGCCGGCTTCGATGCCTTCATCTGAGTCGTAGGGGTAGTCGGGGTCGGCCTGCGCAGCGACAGAAAGGCCGTCCGGAAGATACATCGCACCGGCGTTTAGGCGTGAACGAGCAGTCGCACGGAAGGTGCGGTTGAGGAGGAGAAGCTCGGCGCAGAGGTCGAGCAGACCACGGATCGATGAGTCGGCCTCGTCAGTGAAGCGCGGGTGCGAGCGCCAAATCCGACCAACAAAGCCTTTGTCGTTGAGACGGGTAACACCCATCGTGTTGCTGGTTCCCATCTGACCAGCGCCCTGCTCGCGCCGACCGATGACGCTGTAGCCACCCTTTGCGTCGGTCATGACCTCGTCTACGGAGCGGATGTCCCAAGACTCTGGCTGTCCAACGCTTGGCCGTGCAGGCATCTGGACGAGGTAGCACTCTCCAGCAACGGCAAGGTTCAGCGCGGCGTCCTTGAGAAGACCGGGCTGACCGCCGTAGGCAGAGTTCAGACGGTCGACGGCACGCTCAGCTGCGGTCGCAAGTCCTTGCTCGATAGTCGAGGACTCGCTGACAGGCATAGGAGCTTGCGAAGGATCGTCAACGGCGGCAGCGTAGATTCGGATTCGGCTGACAACGGACGCAACAAGATTGAAGGCGTACTTGATCTCGCCGATGGCGTCGTAGTACTCCCAGGCTTCGGCTTGCCACGCAGAAGAAGATGCGTTGCGACGCGCGCGGAACTGCTCGAACTCCATGCGGTCGTTCATGCGCAGTTGGGCAGCGGAGGCGGTCATAACGCGGGGGGCGTTGTAGGGAACTGCGACGGCAGGAGCGGGGTTGAGGAATACGGATGTGTTCGTAGAGATTCTGCGCTCAGCACTAGACGAGGCGCGAACGTTCTTTTTAGCGTCGACAGGATCGGTTGACGTGTTTGACTCTTGCTTTTTAAAGACTCCCACTTACCTCTGCTCCTCGTCTACTTCTTGCGGAGTACGAAGTCTATCTGTCTTCGTACGCAGCCAACAGACCTGCGACAGCGGATGCTGCAAGAACAAGTCCGAGAACGCCGAACGTTCTGGGGGAAATGATACTCCATATTGCGAACAGTGATCCGATCCAAATCGACATACACCACTCGCAGGTGAGGACGTATCCGATCGGAGACGCATGCGGTGGGTGTTTCTCCCAGATCGCGTTCCTCGGCGTGTCGAAGATCGTGTCGCGAGTCAGAAGACGGGTCGCTCTAAAAGTCGCGAGAGCAAAGATAAGAAACTCAACCGGTGACATCAAGAATCCGTTGCGAACGAGATGTTCTTGAAGGGGTCCCAGGATCGAAGTCGAGATCCGCAGCCGCAGTTGGGGTCCTTCTTGATCGCCAAGATCTTTCCTGTCTCTGTGACAATGTGGGCGATACCTTCCGATTGTTCGAGTTCGACGACGCCTTCGCGAAAGATCAGTTCAGGTCCGGTCGGAGAGTCGGTAACGATAAAAAGCTTGTCATTGACAACAACTGTCCGACACCTGTCCAGTCGTCTTGTTCCTTCGGGGGAGGCTCCTACCGGAGTGAGAGCGCGAAAATCCTCAAGTGACCCTGCGGGGGCGATCTTGAGAAGGGCAGGGAAGATGTCGAGCGACTTTTTCATATCAAACCGTATACTCTGAGGGGATAAAGAAGTCTTCCCAGCCGAAAAAGGACTTTGCAAGGGGTAGGGGCACGATCAGAGGGGTATTTCTGTTCGTAGAGTGGATCTGGTTCATCAAATCGGTCGAATTTCTTGCTATTTTTGCCGTTTTCCAGGCTCTATCTGCTTTTAAAGCGTCGATTGGGAACACCATTGGCAGCGGAGAGGTCTCGGAAGTCATGGTTTCGAGGTATCTGACCTGGTTTGCGCGCGTTTTTTGAGGATTTCTCCATACAACAACAGCCAGATCTGCCTCAGAATAGGTACCCGAGGCGGTTTTGTAGGCTCTCACTTGCTCAATCTCCTCGCCATAGCGCGGTAGGACACTCCGGCGGCCTCAGCAATTGCTGCGGTCGGGACTCCCATGCTTCTCAACGTCTTCGCAACAGAGGTTAGCTCCTCGTTTGCGAGTGCGAGTGGGCTGCCGGGAGGAGTCTTCGCTCTGTAGCGACGTGCCTTCGACGCCAGATCCCTCAGACGGGGTCTCATTTCCGCTGGGACGCCCGGAGAGATCGACCTAAGGCGTGGGGCATTCTTCGTGGGAACGCTCGTTGTGAGTGATCTGGGAGGCGGTAGCGGGGCTTCTCGGTGTTGATGCTTGGAGGTGGCCCTACTTGTCCAGAAATGGATGGTTGTTTTGGGCTTCGGGGGGTCGAGAGAGGCCCCGATCTGACTCAGGGACCACCCGGCTGCGCGGAGGGCGAGAAGGCGCGACTCAAAGTCCTCCTGACCGAGACTGTTCAGGAAGACGACCTCATCTTGGGGGAGTCGGGGGCGCTGATTCATGTTCTTATCTTACAGCGCTTCGGAGGTGTCGTACGGAGAGGGAGGGGCAAAAGTATTGAACGGAGAAGGCGAAAAAGTGAACGTTAAGAAATATTGACTTTGGCCTGTGAGTTGGCAGCGCTTTATTTGGGCACTCTTCAGATTTGTTTCCTGGAAGACCCCCCATCTTTTTACACCGGACCCCCCCACCCCCCCTTTACGACTTCTTCGAAGTGTTTAGTGCGTTTTCTTCCTGGGGGAGGGGGTAGGGGTCAATAATGTCTCTTAGGTGCTTTTAGATGTGCTTTTCTTATGTGTTTAGGTCCTGTGTTGCTTGTGTTGTGCTTGTGTTGTGCTTGTGTTGATGTGTTGATGTGTTGATGTGCTTGTGTTGATGTGTGTTGCCTACTCTCTTTGGAGAGGGGGGTGGGGTCATTTTTGTAGAGGGGGTGGGGGGTCTTTCGTCTTGCTGGTTTAGAAGTCCACCAGGTTGCTCAGAGCGAGGTGACCGCATGAATAGGCTCTTGCCAGGAGGGGGTGGGAGGGGGTGGGGGTCAAGTTGCTTATGTGCTTGTCTTGCTTGGGGTCGTCGCTGCTACAGCCTCGGCCTGCTGGAGGTGCTTGCTTGTCTTTGAGACAGGGGGTGGGGGCCTGCTCTGTGATGTGCTTGGTCTTGCCTGCTGCTCACACCCCCCTCCCTACTTTGATGCTTCGACTTGACAAGGGGGTGGGCTATGTGTTAGTGTGACAGAGCAAGGCAAGCACACCGACCGACACACACCGCAGACCGCAAGGAGACAGAGTGCGCTTCTACCGAGTGGACACGGCCAAGGAGAGTGGCGACTACAGGGCTGCGTTCTGCCCTAACACCTCGTGCGTCCACCACGACACGCTGGGGTATGGCAAGACTGCCATCCGCAAGTGGGGATGGTTCGTGCGCGTGGAGCACTGGGACTGGACCTGCCCCTCTTGCCTACAGGAGGAGAAGTGGTGGATGTTCCTCGTCGCTTGACAAGGGCGAGGGCTGCTGCTACTGTTGTCACCGCAACACCAACCGCACACCACCAACCAAGGGGAACACCGTGAAGAACCTCGACACCATCGTCGTCCGCGAGGCGCGCTACTGGCTGCTCGACTGTGGGGCAGACCCCGACGATGTGAACACCGCAACAGACTACGAGGTCTACCGCGAGGTGGAGCGTCAGTACGAGGGAGGCTGGGCAGCCCTCACCGACACCGTGCGCGCTTGACAACCACCGCACGAGGCAACGGCCCCCGCGAGAGCGGGGGTCTTGTCTTGTCACGACTTGACAAGCAGGCAAGGAGTAGTTATGATGGACAAGTCAACCAGACACCACCTATCAAGGGAGGAATACCGTATGAAGGCTCTAGTAGTCAGGACGACAGGCGAGACCAACACCGTGGACTTCGAAGGAGACGCCGCGCTTTCCGTGCTTCAGGAGGGCGTGAGCGGCTGGGTTCAGGCCGTGGAACTTGACGGCGACCTCACTCTCTGGGTCAACGAGGAAGGCAAGTTGGCGGACCTCCCCCATAACCCATTTGCTCAGGTGCTTTGGAACGAGCGGTACGGCTACTACACCGACTACATCGTCGGCGACATCGTGCTAACCGGTGGAGTTGGGGCAGAGGGCGAGACCCTTGGCCTCAGCGACGAGCAGGTGGAGACCCTCTCTCAGAGGTCCGCGCTGGAGTTCCTCTCCGAGGTCGCTTGACCCCTAAAGACGAGAAGACCCCCGGCCTAGACCGGGGGCTTTCTCTTTGGTGGGGAGGTCAGGGAACGAGGTCCACGAGTTCGTCCTCTAGGGCCTCAAGGCGCTCGACCGTGGAGACGCGCTCCTGCCTGTCCTCGACGAGTACCGCGAGGCTCTTGGCGACCTTCAGGGCTTGCCAA